TGGCGCAAGCGCGAGCGCGCCGAACATCTTACCCAGGAGCGCCCGACGCTCCGGATCCTGTCGGACGTCCTCTTTCATAAAGTCGAAGCGATCCGCGCGCCGCGACGCCAGCGCGCCAGCGTCAACGCGCGCAGACAATGGCGGGATCAGACGTCGCCGTATCTCCTGTCGGGACTTCTGGCATGCGGCGTCTGTGGCGGACCGATGCAAGTCGATAACGGCGGCGGGAAGCGCAACAAGGACGGCGTCCGGAAGCCGGGGACGCTCGTCTACGTATGCGGGCGCCGCCGTCGACGCGGCGCGGACGCGTGCTCGAACGCGGCGCGGACGCCGCTCGCGACGCTCGACGCGCTGTGGATCGGCAAGCTCAAAGGGATCCTGAGCGACGAGCGCGCGGCGACGCCCATTCTCGACGCCGCGTTCGCGCCCGCTCCGACGAGCTCCCCGGCTGTCCTGGAGCGGCTCCGCGCGTCGATCGAGAAGATCGAGAAGGAGCTCAAGACGCTCGTCGATAAACTGGCGTCGATCGGCGGCGACGCGATCGAGAACGGGATCCGGGAGCGACAGGCTAAGCGGACGGAGCTCCTCGTCGAGCTCCAGGAGCGGACGCCGCGGGCGTCGAAGCCGAAGCCGGGAGCCAGCCGGACCGCTGTCGCCGCCGTCCTGGGAAACGAGCTCCAGTTGTGGCGCGCCATGCTGGACGACGAGCCCGCGACGGCGCGGGCGCTCGTTGCTGAGCTCCAGGGGACGAAGCCGATCGTCTTTACGCTGGAGGACGGGCGTCCCGTGCTCGACGGGGAGATCGACCTAGAGTCCGCCGTCCGGCGCTCCGCGGCGCTCGAAGCTGTACAGTCCGTTGCACTGGGAACCCAGCGCAACCAAGCGTACAGACATTCGATCCGCGCCGTCGCTTAGCGTAGGATCGCGCCCGATGGCTCCCTTACCGGAAGGTTCTCCCTGGATGACGGCGGCGGAAGCCGCCGCCTATATCAAACGCGGGAAGCGCTTCGTCCAGCGCGAGATCAACGCGGGACGAATGCGCGGCGCTCGCGTCGGCGGACGTGGAGAAGTTCTCACGCGCCGCGAATGGTTGGATGACTGGGTACTTGAGCACGCGACGCCGATCGAGATTCCCCGTCGTCGGCGATTCCCCTAAACCCACGATCCCCGGCTGGGTTCCCAGCCCAGCCGGGGACCGCTCCCCCCGTCCCATCCTTCACGTCCCATCCTTCCCCCAGAGCTCTACCGTCTCCGCGGCGCTCCAGGACGGGCGCCGCGTCCGCCGTCCGGAACGTCGTCGGCGTCCGTTTGCGTCGCTCCTGGAGCCGCCCAGGACGTCGGCGCGGGCGTCTGGCGCTAACCGTCCCAGTACTGATCGAGCGGCTCCCCCGCGGGCGCCGTCGGCGTCGCGTCAAGCGCGGCGTCGAGCTCGACGAGGAGCGTCTCCAGGAGCTCGACGCGCTCCGTCGTCGTCGGACGCCATTGAGACGGGAACGCGTCCAGACGCGCGCGCTCGTCCCAGAGTCGCGCGGAGAGTCGAGTCCGGAACGCGGCGACGCGATCGCGGAGCTCGTCCGTCATGGCGGCGGCGGGACTGGCTGGACGCCCGCGAATTCGTTCCAGTCCTGGAGTAGCTGCCCTTGAATGTCCAGATCGCCCGACACCGACAGGACGGCGCCCGCCGTGAAATTGTAGGACGTCTCGAAATTGAAGACGCCCGGACGCATGACGATCCACGTCGAGACGGACGGGACGAACGTCGTCGGATTGTTGATCACCTGTCGCGCGTAGGCGGCGCGTTGCGTATGGGACTCGATCGTGTCGGGCTCCTCCAGGACGCGCCAAGCCGTAGACATGAGATTCGCGCGGATCCGCAATTGGAAATTGGGATCCGCCGCAAGCGCTTGTTGGGTGTAAGCATCATTGGCCATTCGAGAAGTCCTCAGGTGATCGGGATCGCAAACGTTCCGCGGACGTACGTATTGGCACCGGCTGTGATCGTCCAGGACGCGCCGGACTGCGTCTGGAAATAGATATGCGGATCCGACGCAAAGACGGCCGCGATCGCGACGGCGCCCGCCCCGGCATTGATCGTCTGGATCGTTGTGGTAACAGTCTTCGCGGGCGTGATCCCACTGGGTAAAGTCAGGATCAGATACGTCGTGGCCGCCGTCACATTCGTTGAATCGATCTGGAAGTCGACGATCGCCGTTTTCCCGATCAGGGTGTACGCGTACGTGATCTGACAGGACGCGAGCGTACTCCACGCGCCAGACGATGCTGTGAAATTGCCGGAGCTGTACGGGACATCCGTCCATTCGCCGATCGCTGTCGTCCGTCCGCGTTCTTTAATCGGCGACGCGAAGGACGCCGCGGCGCCAAGAAATTGGAACGTCGTCGCGGACGCGGCGCCCGCCGTCTCCAAACTAAGCACCGATCCGGAGGAGAGTCCCGCGCCAAGCGTAAACTCGATCGACGCGACGCCCCCGCCGCCCGTCAGCAACCAATTGTTGACGTAGATCCGCTTCACGCTCGCGCTCGTATTCTCCATTCCGTAGACGCCGAAGTATCCCGTATCCCCGCCCTGATTCTTGAAGCGATACGCATTCGCATCACTCACTGGAACGGACGTCGACGGCGCGATCGTGATCCCTTGATTGTCGATCGTCAGTCCCGCCGACGTGACGGCGAGCTCAGAACCGTTCCACGTCAAACGGTTCCCGCCCGCCGCGCCCAGCGTAAAGACGCTCGACGCCATTTGCGCGTACGTCGTCGAGCCGTAGCGAATGCGGAAGCCGTTCGTCGGATCGATCGTGATATTCGATCCGGCTTCGGCGCCGAACGCGGTCCCGTACAGATCGGACGCGTATCCGTAGTAGCCGTTTAGATTCCCCATCGTGCCGCGGAGCGTTTGCGCGTTGTACGTCGATCCCTGCTCGACGAACAGGATCCGCGGCTTCCCGTCGTACGCGAGCATATCGATCCGTCCGTCGCCGCTATGGCCCAGGAGCAGGTACGGCATCCCTTGCGGCCAGCCAGGATCCGGTACGTTCGCACTGCCAAGATCGCGTGTCACGTTGTAGCGCGTCCCGCTCACGATTGAGCCGACTTGGATGTACTCGAACGTCGTCCCGCCCGCGGAATGGACGCCGCGGACGAGCACCCAATCGTTGAGCGTCATGGTCTGGCCAAAGTCGATCGACGTATCAGTCGACGCGACGGCGGCGGCGAATGTCCCCGCGCCCTTCCCGATCGTCGAGTACCCCCCGAAGAGCGTTTGTGTCGCGAGATCGAAGCGAATGGACTCCAATTGCGCGATATACGCTTTTCCAAACATCGTATCGGCGCGTCCGAGATTCACGGGCGCCAGGGCGCCGAAGTCGGGGAAAATATCCTGTCGCAATTGGAGCGTACCCAGAATCGTCGGCGTCCCCGCCCAGAAGCCCGCGCCGGACGGTAACTGGTTCCATGCGAGATTCCCGATCGTGATGTCTCCCAGCGACGCGCCCGACTTCGAGATCTTCGACCATGCGATCGCGGCGCTTGACGAGACGTCGCCGTCGACGATCGCGCCCGCGGCTAATTGAAGGTTCCCGCTCCCCGCGGCCGACGTCACGTCTCCGCCCGTGAGCGCGGGGAAGCGCGCGACGGGGATCGTCCCTGTCAGCGCGGTACTAGGAAGATTCGTCAAGCCCGCTCCGGATCCGGAGAAGCCCGATCCGGTGCTCGCGAAGGACGGCGCGGAGACGGCGCCCGCGCTTGTGATCGTCGAGCCGCTTTCCGATAGGAGCGAGTCGCCGATCGTCGACGGCGTGATCCACTTCGAGAGCCGTCCCGTCGTTCCGGGACCGATGCTCGCGCTTCCGCCGCCGCCGCCGCCGCCGCCGCTAATGACGGTCGACGACGAGCCGCCGGATCCCAGCATCCCGCGCCAGTTATCCAGGATCGATCCTTGGTACTTCGTGTTTTCCTGAGCATTGAAGTTATAGATCCAGAGCGTCGCGTCCCGCGTCTGCTTCAACGTGATCGTCACGTCGGTTATGAGCGCGTTAAAACTCCCGCGCCCGCTCAACGCGATCGTGAGCAATTGTCCCGGTCCCCATCCCGCTTGATACGACAGGACTCTTGCGATCCGCGGCTGCTGATTCATTTCGGCGAGCAGCGCATCCGCGAGCGCTTGTCCGGCTTGCCACGTTGTGACGTCTGGCGCGGTCGCAAGAAACGTAATGACTGGCGTCGTTCCGGCGCTCGCGCGGACGATCAGGGGATAGTCGAAGTTCCGCATGAATTGAATCAGCGTCCCCGCGGCGGGCGGCGCGCCGCCGCCGTACGATCCGACGGAGAGCGTCGCCGTCGACGGCGCCCAATGGTATTGATCGATCCCAGGAGTCACGTTGAGATTGACGCCGCCGACGTCGATCGACGAGCCGCCGCCCGCGCCCGTATACGGATACGAACCGACGCCGGGACCATGAAACGTCCAGGACGTTGCGGTCCCGTTCGCGACGACGGAGTTATAGTCCTGGAGCGCCCACGATCCCGGCTGTCCGCATGACAGGATGATATTGTTCGCCGGGATCTTATCGGTATCACTCCAGACGAGATCAGAACAATGCGGCGACGCGTCGGAAATGATATACGGCGCCGCGACGTTCCCCGGCGGGAAGATCGCGATCGTCTTGTACGCGCCGACGCGAAAGACGCTTCCCGTTTTGTCGCAGAGCTCGCGCAGACAATCGGAGACGCGCTTATCCTTCCATGCGAATTTATCGAGCGTCGGATTCGGGAACGTCGACTGCGACGGATCGACGCTAATCCCGAAGCTCGATAATTGCGTCCCGACGAGATCGGTTAGGACTTGCGAGAGCGTCGGCGCGGATCCCGCGCCCGTGTAGTCGAGCGTCGCGAAGCACCAATCCGCCGCGGCGCCGTAGTCCCCGCATTCGACTTGCGTCAAGTAGGGATAGAGTCCCGCGGAGACGCCGACGATCGAGCGCTTGAGGACGACGCCGCGAAAGAATGGATTCACTCCGTCGTACGTGATCAGGACGTCGTCGAAGCGCGCGGGGACGAATCCGGACCGCGTCGTAAATCGGCACGTCGCGCGCTCGTTGAGCGGCATCGTGATCACGGGCGGCGCGCCGCTCATGACGTCGTGTTTATGATTCGTGCCGTTGATCGTGATCGTCCAGGGATCCGCCACGGTTTACAGTCCTTGCAGCGCGAATTGTTTGGGCATGCCGCGAACCGCGGCGCGAGCGATCACGTCGTCGCCGATCTGGACGGAGAGCGTTTGCGTGACGCCGACGGCGCCGCCGATCGTCGCGCCGAAGGGAACGCTTCGGCCGCTCCCGCCGCCGCCGCCGCCGCCCGTCGGCGAGCTCCCCGGCGGGAGCCCGCGGAGATTGACGTCGACGTCTATTTCGTAGTGGCGGTTTTTGAGCGCTTCGTCAATATCCTTCGCGGCTTGCGCCGCGGCGTCCGCGGATTGCTCCGTCGTCTGATCGATCGCTTGCTGCGCGGCGTCCCGTTGCTTCTCGATCGACTCGATCTGGGCGCGCGTCTGCGCTTCGACGACGCCCATGATCTCCTCCGGCGCTTCGTTCGCGATCGAGTCCTGGAGACTCTTGATCTGTTGGTTAAGTCCATCCACGTGCGCTTGCGCTTCGTCGTGAACCTTTTTCAGCGCGGCGCTTTCGGCGTCCGCGGCGGCGGTCGCCGTCTCCGCGGCGTCCTTCTGCTTCTGCTCGTACGCGTCGAGCGCTTTCGTCACGGCGTCGATATTCGCCGCGGCTTGCTCCGGATTATTCCGTCCGGTCCCTTGCGTGAGACGGATCCATAGCTGCTCCCCTTCGGCGCCCAGCGCGTTGAGCTTTTCGTGCAACGCGTCGAAGCCGCCGAAGGACGCCGCGAAGTCCGTTACCTTCGTCCGGCCCGCCGTTCCGAATAGCGAGCTCCAGAGCTTCGACGCGAGCGGACCGATCATGCTCCCGACGAACGGGATCGCGGACGAAATGACGCCGCCCAGCGCTTGCGAAAACAGACCGGATCCCTCCTTCAAGAACGACGACGAAAGCGACTTGCCCAGCGTCCCGGCGATCGACGAGCCCGCGACGCCCGCCGCGGCGCCGATCGCGCCGCCCGCTCCGCCGCCGCCGGAGACGGCGCCCGTGATCGCGGCGCTCATGGCGGCGCCGAAGTCCTTCGCGTCGCCGAAGTACTTCGAGAAGAAATCGATCTTCGGGATCGTGGGCATTCCGATATCGATTCCGGGGAGCTTCCCGCCGGGAAGTCCCGCCGTGACGTCGAGTGTCGGGAGCGGCGGGAGTACCCAAACTTGTTTCAGCTTATTGATCGTGGCGTAGACGCTATCGAGTCCCTTATTGATCTCGATCGACGCGATCGTCGTTTCGCGTGCGACTTTCAACCATTCCTCAGGGATCGTCGTTCCCGCCGCCGTATAGACGTCGATCGCGGACTGGATCGTCGCGTTGAGTTTCTTTGCTTGCTCGATCGTCATGTTCGCGATCGAGAAGCCGCCCGCTTGTGCAAGATGGAGCGCTTCGAGCGCGTCCGTCGCGGCGCGGACCGTGTCGAGTCCTCGCATCGCGTCCGCGAGCGCGAGAATCTTTTCCGCGTGCGCTTGCGCGGCTTTCGCGGCTTCGTCCTGCTTTTCTTTATGCTCCTTCGTCTTTTTGCCGAATTGTTCGAGCGGCGGGATCGCGCCGTGCGCGGCTTTCCCGACGTTCTCGATCGGATGCTCCAGCCCGGACGCCGCGTCCTTAAACCATTGCGACGTCTCTCCCAAACTTTTGATCGCGCCCTGGATGCCGGGGAAAAACTTCGAGACGCCGGGGAGCTTCGCGAACGCTTCGAAGAGTCCCTTGAGCTCGTCGATCACCATGGCGACCCAGCGCTCGACTTTCGCGATCATCTCGTCGAAGCCGCGCCCTAACGCGTTATACGCTTCCGCGACCCAGACTTTGGCTTGCATCCCAAACTTCGCGAAGGAGTCTCCGGCCTGATCGAGCGCGCGGACTGTCGCTTCGCTCATCACTGGAGCTTCGTCGCCAAGCTCCTTCATATGCGCCTTCAACGTCGGGAGAATTGCGATCCCGGCTTTCCCGAAGAGATCCATCGCGATCTGCGCTTGCGCGGCGGGATTCTTGACGCGATCGAAGCCATTCGAGATCGCGATCAGTTGCTCGTAGGGATCCTTGTTCTTGAGATCGTCGAACGAGAGTCCGATCCGCTTGAGCGCCGCCAGCGCGGAATCGTCGCCGGACGCGAGTCGGTTTTGCATCTGTCCGACGGCGGACGTAAGCTCCTCGATCCCGTTCCCCGTTTGACTCCCGATGTACTGGAGCCGCTGGACTTCGTCCGTCAGAAGTCCCGTCTGGTCGGAGACTTTCGCGATCTGGTCCGCGGTATCAAGCAGATCCTTCCCGAAGCTAATCAGCGCTTGGACGGAGAACATGCCCGCGAGCGCGCCGGAGAGCGCTTTCGCGGCGTCGGCCGACGCGTTGAGCTCCTTCGGGACTTGCTTCGTCGCGTCCGCGATCTTGATCATATCGGCGGGCGCTTCCTGTCCCAGCGCGCGATACTTCGCGATCGCTTCCGTTAGTGTCGCGTTGACGCGTGCTTGCTCCTTCGCGGTGAGCTTCGTAACCTCCGTTACGTCGCCGATCGCGCGCGTCATGAGCTCCGCTTCCTGGATCACTTTCTGGCCGGAGAAGGACTTCCCGATCCGATCGATCGAGCTCTGGACTTTGGACGCGTCCGTCTCGAATTCATGGAGCTTGTTCGTCGCGTTATTCGCGGCGTCGATAAAGCTCCGGAAGTCCGCATTAAAACTCGCTTGGATTGGCACGGCTCAGCGTCGCGATCTCCTCAATCAAGACGTCGTACACGTCCCGATCCAGGGAATACAGCCATTCATAGCGCCATCCCATAATCCGACAGACGGCGAGATCCGTTACGACGCGATCGCGCCATCCTGGACGTTTTTTTCCTCACTCCGGATCGCGTTCTCCGTATCGACGTGCGCGTCGATCGCCGCGTAGATCTCGCGGAAAGTATCGGGATCCAAACTTCGCAGAACGTCCCGGAGATGCGCGTACGGAAGATCGGCGATCGGGACTTTCCGTCCGTCCTCGTCGACGAGACTCCAGTCGAGCAGATACGTCGTGAGTACCGCAAGATGGACGCGCGTCGGATCGACGGCGACGCTCTCGTCGCGGTACATGCGCGCGTACATATCCGTTTGCTCCCCCGCGGAGAGCCGTCGCTTGATCGTGATGGTATCCCCCCGCGAGAGCGGGAGCGTTACGGTTTCAGGACGTACGAACCTCAGGAGCGGCATTAGACGGTACCTCCCGCAAGCCCAGACGCGCAGAGAGCCGCGTCCCGCTCGCATCCAGCGACAGATCGACGACGGGGAAGCGCCATGCTCCCCGCGTCGTCGAGACGACGAACACAAGCGGACGTCGCGCGATCCGGAATGCATTCGCGTGCGTGATCTCCGCGGCCAGCGTATAGCCGCCGCCGTCGACGGGCGCGACGTCGCACGCACGTAGCGACGCCGCGTCTTGATAGCCGTACAGGATCCGTCCCTCCGCGATCTTCATTCGGAGGTTATGGCCCACTTACTGACGTCCCCACGCGCCCGCGGCGACGAAGTCCCCGGAGACGTTACACGTCCCTTTGGCGTCGACGTCGATCGACGCGTCGAGCCACGCGGGACCGTAGAAGTACTGCGTCGGAACGAGCGTCGACGGATACAGGTACAACTTGACGCCGTCAGTTGACTCAGACATATCAAAGAGCGCGTCCGACGCTGAGTCCCAGAAGCCGGATACGGAGCCCTTGATATCGCGGAGAGTTTGGACGTAGACGAGGTTTGGATCTTGGAAGGCCGTTACGTCCTGCTTCCCCGTCGTCATTGACAGCGAGAACTTACTCAGGGACGCAATGAAGACAGCCGTTCCCGATCCCGTCGTACTGCCATAGACGGCGCCTTTGAATCCAGCATAGCGGGCCATAAGTTACTCCGATGTTACTAAGCGGCGCGGACGCCGCGTAGTAACGCTTGTAAGTCCCCGATCACCATGCGCGCCCGTGCGCTCCAATGGTGCTCCGCGACCGTCGCGGGAAGCTCTCGCGATATTCTGGCGCGCTCGTCTTTGTCGGCGAGCAACGCGCGGATCAGGGACGACGCGTCGACGGGCGTCCGGACTTCGGCGACGAGCCCGCCGAAGCGCTCCGCGACTTCCGCCCGCGGCGTCGAGATCGAAACGGCGCCGCACGCGGCGAGCTCGTATGCGCGCGGATTCAAACTCTCCGCGTGCGCGATCTCCGGCGCGGCCGGTCCCCAGCCGATCGACGTGCGATAGAGATTGAGTGAGATCTTCGCGCGCCGCGCGAGCGCCGCCGCCGTGACATTCGGGAGCGGCGACGGACCGCGGACATACGCGCGGAGCCCATGCCGCGCGGGAAGTCCCGTCCAGTTGCCGTACAAGCCGAAGTCGATCCCGCGCCAGTCGACGCGGGACAGCCAGTCGACGCGCTCGCGGAACGCGGAGCCGACGAAGACGACGTCATGCCGCGGGAGGAGCTCGTCGCCGGGCTGTGGCGCGGTCGTATGGCGTCCCTGGATCCACGCGTGCGGGAGATAGCCGACGCGCTGGCAGACGGCGCGGTAGACGTCGACGCTCGTCCGCTCGTTCGTCCACAGTCCGTCGACGAGCCGCGCGACTTCGAGCTCACGCTCCCCGTCGTACGGGGACTCCGTAAAGAGCGCACAGACGCGGAGTCCGGCGCGTTTCATGAGAATGATTACGTCGGGATGCAAGAACATGGCGGAGACGACGAGGACGACGTCGACTTGATGCCGGAGCGCTTGCTCCAGCGCGCCGATCCCGGCTTGATAAATCACGTCGGCGGGCGTCGGCTTTTCGAGCGTTTGATTCTGTTTCTGCGATCGACGCCAGACGTAAAAGAGCCAGCGACGCGAGCGCTCGATCCGCGCGTCGAGCCGATAGACGTAGACGTCCATCCCGTGCGCGATCAGTCCGGCGCGAAGTCCGGCTTCGACGTCGGCTGTTGCCCAGGATGCGCCGGGATGGACGAGCAGAATCCGCACGGCTTAGCCTGCCTTCCGCGCGAACGCGTAGACGTCCTGCGTGCCAGTCGCGTCGACGACGAGCGCGGACGAGAACCCTTCGAGCCAGAGCGCGAGCGCCGCGGCATTGATCCCGCGGTACCATTCGCCGGGACGAAGCGTCCCGCCGTCGATCGCGGAATGCGGGCGGCGCTCCTCCGACGCGGTCGTAACTATGAAGATTCCCCGCGGCGCGAGAATCCGCCGCACGTGCGTACAGATCGCTTCGGCGTCCTCCGTATGCTCCAGGACTTCGCAGCAGACGACGCACGCGGGCGAGACGTCCGGGATATACGTCGCGCCGTTCGCGACGATATCGACGTCTGGTCCGTCGGCGATATCGATCGAGAGATACGGATCGCCCGCGAACAAGGGACGGACGGATCCATTCACGGTCCGCCCGCCGATCTCCAGGACGAGCCCAGGAGAGCGGCGCGCGGCGACGGAGCGAACGAACGCATAGGCGGCGGGATGCATGGCTTTAGGACGGGACGGCTTGCGCCTGTACCGTGTAGCGTCCTCCTCTGTGCTGCCAACGCACGGCGCGATCGACGTCGTCGACTTCCACCATTCGGATCCGCCCGTCGCGCGCGACTTTGAGCAGGACGAAGCCGTCGACGGGAAAGCTCTGTCCGGCCAGGAGGAGATCGATTCGCGCCGCCGCCGACGCCGCGCGATCGCCCTTCGTCGAGCGCTCGACGGCTTGGACTTGATACGTAACTTGCTCGTACGCGCGATCCTGGAGCTCGTCCTCGTCGTGACTGTCGGCGATCGAGACGACGACGAACGCGGTCGCGCCCTGTCGGGCGATATCCCACCATACGCCGTCTGGCATGAGGACAGCCAGCGCGGTATCCCCCTGGAGATACTCGACGAGCGCCCGATCGATCGCGGTCCCGTCGCTCATGGCGTCCCCGTCGTCGTAAAGCCGAAGCGCTCCGCGAGCGCGACGAGCTCATCCCACATAATCCGCCGATGCCGCTCCGCGGAGCGTACCCAGATCGGACGCGCGGGCATGGCGCCGCGATTCCATCCGGGTTTCGTATGACGCGCCGCGGTCCCGAATTCGTACCATCCCGCGTGCTTCGAGTAATTGATCACGGCGACGCGGACCGCCATCTTGTCCCCGCTGTACGTATTGATCTCGACGTCCTCCCGGAGCTTTTTGTCCAAGCGATCGCGCTTCGGCTTCGTGCCGACGGCGTATTGTGGGAGGACTTCCGCTCTGTGACGCTCCGCCGCCGCCATCACGATCGGCGTCGCTTCGGCGACGATATCGATGGGGAGCGACGATAGGAAGCGCTTGAGCTCGTCGAGTCCGATCCAGGTAACTTGACTCATGGCGTCGCAAGCTCCATGCACGCGCAGACGAGCTCGAACGGGCGTCCGTCTGTCGGCGTTACCGACGCGATCGAGAGATAGCGCCCGTCCGACGTCACGAGCCGCGACGTCGTCTTGATATCGGCGCGGTACGGTCCCGTTACACTCATAGTCGGCTGTGTAACGACCGTGTCCCCCTGGACGCGCTCCGTCGCGACGGCTCCCGGCGCGTCGATCGCGACGTACCAATCGGGCGGGACGCCGTCGGTCCAGTCCTCCGTATAGCCGCCGTCCCCGTCGGGCGGCGGCGTCGGCCGATGCTGGACGATTACGCGAACATACGAGCGGCGCCCGATCGGTATCGGCATAACATCACGCGAGCGAATGATCCCGGTACGGCCGGAGTAAGTTAGTAATCGTCGGCGACAGATAGCCGTCTAGCTGTGACGGACGCCCGCTGTCGGGATCGTCGCCGCGGAATCTCCAGAGCTCCCCTAATTCGAGCAAGATCGCGGCTTGGACGTCGAGCGGCGTCGTCGTCTCGTCCGTCCATTCTGGGCGCGCTGGCTGGACATAGTTCAAGACGACGGCTTCCGCCGCCGCGAGCTTGAGCCGAAGATCGCGCTCCTGTGGATCGATCGGATCCGCGCCCAGGACGATCGGGAGCTTCAAATGATCGAGCGCGGCTTCGAGCGTCACGAGCGGCATTACTTCCCCCGTTTGACGGCAAGCGTCCAGGACGCGCCGTCTCCTGGGCGGCTCGACGTGGCATCCCGACAGACGAACGCGGAGCCGTTCCACGTCGCGACGTCGCCGGGGACGTACGCGGTCCCTTCCGTCCAGACGCCGCGATAGACGAGCCACGGGACGACGAGCGGGAAGCGCCGCTCCTCGTCCCCGCGGCGAAGCGCGAACGTCAGCGTATGCGCGCCGTCTGTCTCGACGCTCATACTCTCGAATCCCATCCCGTCGGCGCCCGCGGGACCGGGGACTCCTGGGCGCGCTTCGAGCGCGGCGACGCGCTCGCGAATGAGCGCGAGCGTCTCCAGGAGCTCCGCCGGAGCGCCGCGGGCGTCGAGTCCCGCAAGCCGCTCGCGGAGCTCCAGGACGATCGGTCCGATCCGGCGATCGATCGTCGAGACGATCACGTCCGCGAGCTCGTCGGCGTTCATGGCGCGCACAGCCATCCACATACCCAGAGATGCAACGCGCGGATCCCGGCGAGTATGAGTCCCGCAATTATCACGGCGCGAATGATCGGCGGGATCGCGGGGAAGTACGTCTCGATAACCCAGACGATCAGCGCGAGTAGCGCGAGCGCGACGAGAAACGAGAGCAGTCCTTCGATCATGCTGCCTCCTGGAGCCGACGACGGATCGACGCTTCGAGCGCCGCTTTCGTCGGCGGCGGCGGCGGCTCGTTTGTCGGCGGCGGGACGGGCGGCGCCGCGGGCGGAGCGGCGGGCGTCGGCTTCGCGAACGGATCCGCGGCGTCGCGCTTCGCGAGACTTTCTAGACTGTAGTACTGCTGTTGGACCATTGGACTGTCGCCGCCGTCGACGGGCGGCGCGCCGTAATACTTTTTTCGCGTCTCATTCGGCGAGAGCGTCCCGCTTGCTTTCGTCGCGGCTTCCGCGCGCGTGCGCGTATCCATCCAGATCAGATCGTCAATATCGAATTCGGTTCCGTACTGCGTCCCCTGGACTTTCTGGAGAATGCCGAGTCCGTCGTCGAGCGCCCGCTCAAAATTCACGATCAGCGATTGCAAGCATTGGGAGTAGTACTGCTGGACAAGCGGCTCGACGCTTCCATACGCGGGCGCCTGTCCAATGCCGATCATGAATCCAGGGACGTGGAAGCATGAGCAGACATTCTCCGCGGTCCACTTCAATTGCTCGATTAGCTGGGCGTCGATCGCGTTGATCGAAATGGCGTCGTACTTGAGTCCGTCGCCGACGACGGCGACGCGGCCGAAATTCGCGCCGGTAAAATTCTCGTTCCAGATCTTCGCGAGTCGATCCGCTTTCTCCTGTGGGATCGCGCCGGGAGCGGAGAGTACGCCGCCGGGACGGGAGCCCGTGGAAAAGAGATTCGCGCTATTGCGCTGGATCGCGAGTCCTTCGACGGCGGCGAGTCCGCACGC